TTTGTATACTATACATTCCCCTCCCCAAAATTTACCGCTTCCCCCCACACACCTTGACAACCGACGCGCGCAGGCCTGGATCATCCGGAGCAGGTGACAGTCGTCAAAATAAACAAAACATATGTTCTATTTTATGCTATAAATATATTGACAAATATAAATATGTGTTGTATACTAAAATTAATCATATCAAGAGGGTGATGTTAATGTCTAATCTACTATGTGTTAAGTCAATAATGACAATTATATTATCGTTAGGATTATGTGTTTTTACATATCTATATCCAAGTGAAATGCTGGACACATTTAAATCATGTGTTACTATGGTGGTGACATTTTATTTTACACATCAGTTAGATAAATCAAGAGCAGAGCGAGAAAGCAAGAAAGCAATTGAAAAATAATATAAATGGAGGTGAAAACAATGAGGTCAATAACAATGATTAACGAAAATCTGAAAAGGCTATCCGGTGATAGCACATCAGACAACACGTCCGAGCTGGACAAGCTGAACGAGAAAATTGATAACATCAATACTAATCTCGAGGGTATACTGCAGCGCATGTCACAGCAGCCTGCAAAAAAGAAATCTGATAAGTCCGACAAGGCATCCGAAAAGACAGAAGATAAGCAGGATGATAAAAAGGCGGGTGAGGATAATGGCGACACTAAATAGCATTGAAACATTGCTGGATCAAATAATTGACATTCTAACAGGTGAGGAGGTGTCAAGTGATGGCAAGTCTGAATGACATCGAAGATAAGATCACAGATATAGTTGATGTATTATCAACCGGAGGCGTTGGCGTTAAACAATATGAAATATCATCTATAGATGGTGTATACACGCTATCTAATGGTATAACATTTGATGATATTTTAAACGATATTAAAAATAATCGTTTTGTTGTTTTATACGTCCAAGTTGCTGATTACAAATTATATTATTATCCAGGGTCGTTTATAGATTTTTCAGTATCCCCTCGTGTTCATGCGTTAACGTTTTATCGCGTGTATTACGACCTGCTATATACACAAAGTTGGAATATTTACTGTTTATATCAGGATACATCGGATGAAAACAAAACAAAATTTATATCAATTCAGAAATCAATTTAAGGAGGTAATTTAACAATGCCAAACGTAAACAATGTAGCACCGCTGCTTAACTACATTAACAAGCAGGCAGGCGGTATCTTTGGACCCGAGGTCACAGATCTCGATAGCTTTGTAGCAATGGGAAACGAGGTCATAAGATCGGATACAAACACAGAAACTTTTACGCAGACGTTTTGTGATACGATCTCTAAAACTATCGACCTTGTGAGATCATACACACCTGATACAGTGGATCTAATTAACAACTCAACCGAATGGGGCGCTATCCTTCGCACCATTGATGTAGATCTCATCGAGGCGCGCGATAATCCCGCATACAGTCTGACCGAGGGACAGTCTGTTGATCAGAATATTGTCCGTAAGCCTACTGTATATCAGTCGCTGTATACCAATTTTAACGCTTGGGAGTACGATGTAACAATCCCCGACGTACAGTGGAAAACTGCATTTAAGAGCCCCGAGGAAATGCAAGCAGTCATCAACGGCGTGTTTACGTCGCTCCAGAACAGCAAGTCCCGCGACCTTGAAAACGCAGGCCGCATGGCATATGCAAATCTGATCGGCGAAAATGTCCGTGCAACATCAGACGGTAACGCAGTAACAGTTATCAATCTGCTCGCACAGTATAACGCAAATTTCGGAAAAAATCTTACGCCGGAGCTGTGCATATTCGACCCCGAATTTAACAGATACGCGACCTATGTAATTGACGACACAGTTAAAACAATGCAGGGCATGACCACATTGTACAACATTTTCCGTAAGGACAAATGGACACCGCGAGAGAATATGCGCGTCATGATCAACAGTCAGTTTGCATCTGCATGCAGGATGTATCTGCAGTCAGATGTATTTTACAAGGACCTTGTTGAGCTACCAAAGTACCGCGAGATCCCATATTGGCAGAGCGTCGGAAACGGCGAACGCAGCTTTGCCGATAGCACAGAAATAGCTATCCGCACCGCGTCCGGCTACGGCATTAACCAGAAGGGCATAATTGCAGTTATCGCAGATGATGAGGCTGTCGGCATTTGTAAAATGGACGAGCGTACAACATCACATCACAACGCGCGCGGCGAGTATACTAACTATTTTTCCAAGTGTGATATGGGCTACTACAATAATATGCGTATGCAGTCCGTTGTATTTGTTGTTGCGCCGGTAGCAACACCTGCTGCATCTACGCTGTCCGTATATGTAGGTGAGACTGTCAAGGGAGCCGAAACACCGATCACAACAACATTTACGTCAAATGGTAATGAAACTGTTACAGGTTTGTCGGTAGGTGCAACCGCGCTGGTAGCTAATACTGATTATACAGTATCAAATAACGTTTACACATTCCCTACCACATATCTTGACGATTTGGGCGTTGGTGATACTATCGTTAAATTTACACTGTCAAACGGCGGCGTGATCCCGTTTGTAATCCGGATCAAGCGCGCGGTGTCATAGGGGGTTAAAATATGCTGCAGGTTACACTATACAATACCAGCAGCGACCCGCGAACATTATTCAAAGCATTGACCGCTATTGCAACGGTCAATGTTGAGATAATGGACAATAACAACGTATCAAAACCGATATTGGTTTTTGATAATCCGCAAAATTATCGGGGTATAAACTATGTGTTTATACCCCATTTTAATAGATTTTATTTTGCGAGCGTTGAAATTGTCAGCGGGCAGCTGTGCAATATACATTGTGACGTTGACGTGTTAATGTCATATGCTGCAGGTATCCACAACACAAAAGTACTGCTGGATCGCACTGCACAAGGCAAATTATCAAATCTGTATTTTGCCGACGATAAAATCAGAAAATACGCATATGAGCGCACACAAGCAAAATATTTCCCGTTGTCGCCGTTGTCGCGTGACGGGTACTGCGTGTTAATTACCGCAGGCGGCGCGCCTGCTGCACAAGGGGGTTAAAATATGCAATACTACGCAACCGAATATCCCTACGCGTTTATAATAGATCAGACCCGTTTCGATATCCCGTATAGCGTATACTATCACGAGTATTTGCCGGAGGCGGCCGCATGGGGTTATAAGTACCCTGATGAAAGTGATGTAACATTTGCTGATTATAAATACAGTTCTAATACAGATGTATCATACATGCACGCATATCGCGTGTTATCAGATGATACAATATATCGTATAATTGTATATGTTATAGCAACAGCTGCAGATCCGTTTACATTGACGGAAACGAAAAGTATACATTACGACGACGGGCAGATCTATACAGAACAGACCAACTACACATCAACAACATATACATACAGCGATAATACAACACACTATGTATATCATAGATATGATATACAGATATCTACCACAGCAGCGAGCGAATTTTCAGAAATATTTGCAAATCCTGTTAACGCGCTGTCTGCAAACAACTATAACGTTTGGGAAAATACACAGCCCGCGCAGTATTTTGCATGGCTTATACAGTACGGCGATAACCCATACACCAACGACCCCTATAACAGACCACCGGATACAGAGGATGCACCGCGAGGCGGTCAAGGCAGCTGGGACAATAGCAGCGACGTTGTGACAATTGACCCTTTGCCCGCGGGGTTATGGGGTCAAGGGTTTGTATCCGTATATGTGCCCACAGTTGCGCAGCTGCAAGCATTTGCTACACAGATGTGGCGCGAGGATCTAAAAAACACATGGAAGGATTTATTTCCGTCCGGCGTGCTGTCCGGTATAGTCGACTGTTTCACAATCCCCATCCAGCCGGACACATCCGGCACGGGCGATATAACAATAGGCACCATTGGAGTAGGCGCACAAGCTGCAATTTTATCCAACCGTTTTAAAATAGTAGACTTTGGTAATATTACCATTGGCGAGTATTTCGGTGCGTTCGCGGATTATACCACTACAAAAATAGCTATATATCTGCCATATATCGGATGGGAGCAGCTCGCTCCGGAAATGGTAATCAATGCAACGATCAATTTGCAATACAAAATTGACTGCATGACAGGCGATTTTATCGCGATTATATCGACTAACAGATATGATAAATTTAGATTTGAGGGAGTTAGCTACATGTTTAACGGTAACTGCGCGACAAAAATACCATTAACATCGCAGGCGGGCGCGGGCACCTCCTCAACCATATCGGCGGCGATCTCTGGTATTGGAGGCACGGCCGCTGGTTTGATGTCAGGCAACTTTATTGGCGCTGCTATGTCAGCCGCAAGCGCAGTCAATAGCATATGCGCAGATACTAATAAACATACGTTCGCTTTAAAGGGCGGCTTTTCCGGCGCAAAAGGTCAGCTGGGCGCGCAGCGACCCTATTTGATAATAAATAGACCTGTAATGGAAAACGGCGCAAAAAATCAGTATTTTAACCTTTGCGGCATACCATCTAACGACTACGCAACTATTGGCAGCTGCAGCGGCTTTACAAAATGCTACGCTGTCAAGCTGGATGATAGCAATTTTGCAGGCGCGACAGAGGACGAAAAACAGCAGATCATATCACTTTTACAAGGGGGTATATATGTATGATACTTTTCGGAAAAGACAGGCCGCAGGACGTTAAGGATATATATAATGTATGCAGCGTCATGCGCGGTTATGATTATTATGTACACATGCTTGCCGAAAAATGTTACGGCATGTTTGATTTTGAAGGGACACCGGACAGCCTTCCAGGCGAGGAGATCGAGCGCCGGTTGATATTGCACGGTTACGCGATCATTTTTAATCATCCTAAATTTGGCCTGGTAACATCTCCAGGCAGCCTTTACGGCGAAGATAAATATTATCTGCCAACGGGGGCGACATATTCACAAGTCGCCCTGGGCAGCGGCGATCTGAAGATCGGCGTTAACTGCGTTGTAATATATAATAGTCAGATAGATATGAGAGAGCCGCGCGGCCTATCGGATCTTATCGCTCGCTATGCGCGTATGCTCGCAGACTGCGACAGCAGCATTGCAAATATGATGATAAATAGTCGTCAACAAAAAATGGGCAGCGCGACAACGCCCACAGCCGCCAAAGCGCTGGACGAGGCATTAACAAAAATTTATGCAGGCGCGCCGGCAACTATAAATGTGAGCACGTTGATGGATCTTGTCCAAACAATTGATTGGTCAGACACTACCCGCAGCGGCGATAACATCGACAAACTGTTGACCTCAAAGCAAAAAATTTATTCTGATTTTTTACAAGAGATCGGCGTTAAATCCGCGTTTGAAAAAAGGGAGCGCTTGTTAACTGATGAGGTGCGCGCAGATGATCAGCTGCTGACTATCAACACAGCTGACATGTTGAAATACCGCAAAATCGGCGTTGAGTTGGTAAATGATATGTTCGGCACTGACATAACAGTTAGCCACAATGCCGCATACTATTATAAAGGGGGCGCAAATAATGACACTGAATGAATATTTTGCAGCCGGTAATCATCTTTTGACCGAGCAGATGATCGAGGATAACGATTTAATAACTATTTTTGATGAAACCTACACAGGCGGCCTTGCTGCGTTGGAACACGCAGCGCGCTTGAAATATGGGTATAGTACCCTCTTGCCGCAAACACCGGCAGACGTACAGCGCGCCGCGCTGGGTGTTATTCTGATAAACCGTCCTAAATATGATCAATGGGCCGCTGCGATAATTCACGCGGTTGAATATGATCCGTTTGTTGACTACAAAATCACAGAGACGGGCAGCGACACGATAACAAAAACAGGCACGATCACGGACGCGGAAACCAAAACCAATACAGGCACGCAGGCGCGGCAAAACGGCGGCAGCGTGCAACGCACGGACGCGCTGACGGAAACGACCCAGCACGGTGCAACAAATACGCACGCTAAAAACAGCTATAATAATGGTACGCTGCGCGATGAGACGCGTGAAACAATGGGCGGTTCGGATACTGTCAATAATACGGGTACGCAGACCACAACGGATACAACAACCAGCACGCGTACCGATAATCTGTCCGAGCAGACTAACGCGACAAAAACAAACGATCTGACGGATACCCACAATATAGCACGCACAAAGCAGGGATTTACCAAATCCCCCGCGGAAACCTACGCGAAAAATCTTGCATTTTTCCGCCGGTCTATGATCATGGATCTGTGTGATGATATATGCGGATATATAACACTTTTTGATTTTAATGGGGTGATATAATGTCTAAAAAACAGAAATATTATTCGCTGGAAAACATTAAAAAAACAAACGCCCCATATCGTTTACTTGTAGGCGAAAAGGCAAACGGCAAATCATATTCTGTTAAATATGAATCCATATCGCGCGCATGGAATGACCCACAACATAAATTTATTTTGCTGCGTCGTTTTGATTTGGAAATAAAACAAAACGCTTTAAATCAATATTTTTCAGACCCTCCGGCACAGAAAATAATAGAAATAACAAATGGCGAATGTGATGGTGTGTGTGCATGGCAGGGGCGAATATATACAACAAAATTTAACGAAAAAACAAGAAAAGCGGACAAGATACGTCATGTCGGTTATTACATGGCATTGACAGGCGAACAACATTATGCGTCAGGTGCGTATCCAGATGTTGACACGTTAATTTTTGAAGAGTTTGTAAGCCGCGGCGCGTACTTACCAAATGAGCCAAAAAAGCTGCAATATCTTATATCTACTATTGCAAGACATAGGGCAATTACTGTATACATGATAGGTAACACAATAACGCGCGTTTGTCCCTATTTTAACGAATGGCAGTTGATCAATATACCGAGACAAAAACAAGGTACTATTGAGATATACCATCAACACACAGATGATGGTATTATTGATATAGCAGTTGAATTATGCGCTGATATAGGATACAAAAACAAAATGTTTTTTGGAACGTCAGCAAAATCAATTGTATCTGGTGAGTGGGAGGTTGACACATACCCGACGCTGTTGGGTAATATTGATCGCGATTATGACATACTATATACTATTGTAATCACAGCGAAAAATTTCACGTTCTTGGCACAGCTGCTGATGGCACGCGATACCGGTCTATATTTTTGGTACGTCCAACCAAAAACAACACCACGTCACAAAGACACGCGGTTAATAACAGATATCGCAACGATAACGGACATTTACACTACATGTGGTTTTCGGCCTCTGGTAGCTGCCGAGCGCAAAATATTTCCGCTGTTTTTCAGACCTGACGGTGTAGTTTTCAGCGACAATTTGACCGGTACTGATTTTAACGCGTGTCTGCAATACCTTAAAAGATACGTATAAACAAAAACACGGCTATTATATAATAGTCGTGTTTTTTATGTTGCTGCACCGCAGCGAATAATTAGGACCTATATATTCAATCAGATCCATATAATCTAATGACATGCCCAAATGATATACGTTAGGCCTCAAATTTACCCCGTATAACTCCGACCGCGTTTCCGCGTTCCCGTAGTCATCTATTATAATAGTATCCGTTTGCCTATCGTTGTAACTGATCTGCTGCTTGCCGGCGCCGTCATAGTCAAAAACAAAGCCGTTTTTAAAGTTGCGGATATCTCCCAGCGCCGCAGCGCCCGTTTTCCGATTAACGCCGCTAACCGTTATATGCAGTTCACCATCTGCGACATACGCATATTTTTTAGCACCAAGAGTAACAAATTGATCGTAATTACCATCGTTTTCAAAAACGCCTAGTGGATGTGGTATGCCTTTACGATCCAACGGAGATAACAACGATGGATCTATACCAAGATCTTTGCAGGCCGCCCGCAGTTTTTTAGTGATTTTTTTGTTGTATTCGTTTATAACGTCAATGTGATCTCCTACAAATTTATTGCTGTCTGTATCCGCGTAAACCAAATCGCGATCTATTTTAAAAATAGTATCCCACAAATTGCGCCGCGCGTATGCCGTTATAAAAACACCGTAGGAGGGAGTTAAAAATGTAGCAAATGATTTTGATATCTCTTGTAATTTTTCGTTAACCTCATCGTCTGTTAATTCGCGCACCGGTAACCATTCGTTGTTTTTAAAATCAAAATTATCCTTAATAAGATTTGTTACAGCCATTCCATAACATGCAGTAACTTTGATCTTTGTTAAGGCGTATTTCAGCTCATCTCCCCCTTTTAACGTAGTTTTCTGTGCGTAATATGTTAAAATCTGTAATAAAAAATCTTTGTCCAGATACCCCAGCCGCGACCGGAGCGCCTTGTTTATTTTGTAGGATTTAAATTTATACGCTTTGCGTATTATTTGCAAGTCTATGTTTGTGCAATAAACTCGCAGGTTATCGGCAGATACAACACGCCCGTTATCCTCATACACGTTATACACGTCATAACATTTTGATCTTGATAAATAATGATTATACGTTGCTGCGGTGATGTGATCAAACGTTATATCTAATATATAGCAGTAATCATTTTCCAGCAAGTCAGCAAATTTCTTGACACCCGATCGGATCCAGGGACTTTGCGGATACTTTTCACCGAGCATTACTGTTAAATAGCTCGATGAAAAATCAAATGATCGTACATTATCAATTATTTTACCTGCGTGTAAATAATTGGCGTGTACGTAGCCGCCCCAAAAAGCACGCATAATAAAATACCAATCCGCCGCTGTATGTGGGTATATTGCCCTGATGTGCTTGTGATAATCAACATTTTTTGCATATAACGCTTGGCACTCACGGCGCACTATGCCGGTCTGCGTCAATGGTATTCTGCACACATGATCATATTGATTTTTAAACATGCTTATTAAATGATATAGTACAAGCGCGTCATACTCGACATATTCCAGCTCAATTTCCGTTAACGGGGTCTTGCTGTTGCGGATTATGTTATAATCCAGATAGCCCGTTTTCTTGCGTACAGGCAATTTAAAAACATCTGTTAGATCTTCCAATTTGCAGTTTGTCAATGCAAGACTGTCCCTAAATTCAGCGTTGTATTTAGGTGTGTACGCTGTCAATGGTTGACGGGGAGAGCGTGCAAAAACATCAAAATCTGTTATGTAGTTGCGCAGAAATTGAAAATCGAATGATAAATTATGTATATATATGATCTTACGTGTTGGTATTGCGTCGTGTAGCTTTTGCATAAATTCTATCAATTCGGCACCGGTGCGGCCGTAATAAACAATATCGTTAACAGATATGACCCATATGTACATATATGCTACGGGTATTGCAGTGCGATAATATTTTTGATCATGTTTTTTATTAAATAACTCTACTCGGTCATTGATCTTAAACAATGACGTTGTTTCCGTATCACAACAGTATATATTATCATCAGCTAATACGGTTTTTAATTTACCGTCTATCTTCTTTCGGTATTTACACGTAATTTCCGCCGGCGGTATGAATTGAGTATAGTGTATTAACATTTAACATCAGTCCCTAAATGTTTGTAGTATCTCATCGAAATGCTCAATCACAAATTCATCCCTTGATGGATCCGCCATGTATTCACGTATCTTAATAGCAAGCAGATCCAGATCGTCAACAATTGTGATATCACCTGATATGGTGTTAATTAAATCGTCCATTATACCGTAACCATAGCCCTGTGTTGACTGTAAAAACTTTTGAAAATCATCGCTATTGATAAATGCAAAAAATTGATCTGTTAGCTGATCTTCTGATATCCCATACTTACGGGATAAACTTTGCCTAATCGCTTTGGCACGTTCTGATTGATTATATGTACGACCTGCTGTTGTTTTAATTGTTGCTACCGGTGTTTTTAAATACTGCTCATGTAACTTGATTTCCTCATAGGTCCGTAAAAGCTGCCTGCGCTGCTTTTGATATTTTTTAGTACCAGGCTTTGCAAGCTTTATACGCTCACCTGCAAAATATACGCGCGGCTTGCTGCCTGGTGCGGATCTGCTCGCTGCTTCTTCCAGCTTGCGCGCTGTGCCGGATAATTCTAATCCCTGCTGTTTCAGCGTGCGTATATACTTGTTAGCCTGCTTGATCCTATCTATAATCTGTCGGTTTGTTAATGCCATTTAAATCACCTCCTAATTTTTTCGGTTGTTACGATCTTTTCGCCGTCCTCGCGGTATTTAATTATTGATTTGATACCGCGCTGATGTAAAAGCAGCTCCGCGTTACGTTGGTCTTTTAAAAATTGTTCGCGGGTTTTGTACCATTTGCAGTTTACGCATTTTATAAACGTAATTTCGCCGAATAGGTAACAATCTATCATGTTAAACGGTAGATCCTTACCGCTGAAAAAACACTTGATCATATATCCATCATCTCCGCTCCAATATCCGTTTCGATTTGTATTAGTTGATCTATCGTCAAATGTGCGCAGTCGGTATCACATCCGTTATTATGTGAGCTGTACGGGCAGGATCCGCAGCCCTCACCGCGGCGCAGCTTGCGACATATTATTTTTTTTAGTTGGCGTTTCAAGGTAGTCTACCATCACGCGCGCAGCTGTGCGACAGGCTAATTTATATCCGATTGACATTATTTTTCCCTCCTTTAAAATTGTAGCCCGCGCCGTTATGGTGCGGGCTATATGTTAATATAGTATCACATTGTTATTGATTATCTTATTGTCATGGTGTAGAATTCTTTGCCGCCCTTGCTTGTATTGCTGTGGATCGTTGCGACTGTTGGTTCTGCGTTCTCGTCCTCTTCGGAAAGCAGGTCGATCAGATTAGTGATAGCCTCGATAAGTGTCGTTGATGTGACGCCAAAAACGCCGACGCCATCAGCTACAATATAGCCTATTGGTTTTCCTGCGTCATCATCTATTGCAAGTCCTGTTACTGTCAACGGCTCACCGATATAGTCCTTGATGTTAAGTGATGCGTTACGCGCGTTAAAAAGATCTTTTTTGCTCATTCTGTATTGTGTCATTGTGATTACCTCCTGATGTGTATTGTTTGTTGGTGTGTGTTGTATGTGATACTATATTATTGTTGTCTTTGATGATCTCGCTTGCAATGTGCAGCGCTTTTTCGGCGCTGCGTGATGTACGCGAGATCGTGTTAATAGCGCGGGCGGTGGTTGAGTAGGTTATCATGATGGTTAGGCCTGCGCCCACAAATGCGCCCAGCGCAAACATTACTATTAGTGTTAATGTGCTACTCATCTATATAGCCCTCCTCAACCAGGTGTGCGCCTCGTGCGGCGAAACGCTGCATATCATTTATGCTTAATTCATCCATCCAATTATTAGCGGTGTAATCATGTAATATACACCCATAATCAAAACGGGGTCCATTGTCAATTACAAATGGGCACCGGTCGCAGTCGGTCATGCGGCAGATGTTAGATATATCGGTTAGTGCTGTTTTCAGTTCGTCATATGTGATCATTGTCTGTCCTCCTCATTGGCGATTATTTTCATGTGTTCGTACGCTTCAGCATAGTTCATACCCGCGAATACTCGCTTGCCTGCTCTATTGAATATCTGATATACAGGACTATTATAAAACTTATAACCGCGCTCCCAATATGCCGACTGTGTCTTGTATAGCGTGTAGCTGCCGTTGATCGTCTCCCCTATTGCAACCCAGATCCCGCCGGTGTCAAGTGTCATCTTTGAAAAGATATTAAGTTCGGTATCCATTGTGATTACCTCCCTATGTGTTATATTCAACTGTGATATACTGAATATCACAGTCTGTATAAGTGTCTACATAATCAACATGCTCGATATAATCCTGCACATCACCATTATCTAACATTCGTGCTACTTGGTGAAACTGTTTCTGGTATTTACGATAAAGTAATATAAATTCTTTTTCTGTTACGCTACTATCGCTGTTATCGAAATATGCGTCTGCAACCTCAAACGCTAACCGCCGCAAATATGCAACCGCCGCCTTTAATTTTGTTAACTTTTCGTTCATTCTGATTACCTCCTGTTGTGTCTTGTTGTGACCTGTTGTTTGTGGTGTAGCTTTATGCTACGCTTTTATTATAGACGATAATAACACGATTGGCAATGCTGTGTAATAATTTGTAATAATATTATGCCTAATGTACAAAACAAATGTTCGATTATATTTAGTATGTGACAAAACAAATGTTCGATTTGTAACCGCCGTGTAATAAACATATGTTCGTTGTGACTGCTGTCACCTGCTCCGGCAGGACCTGCTACGGATGATCCAGCGGGCAGATGATCCGACCTGCTCCGGCCGCTATGTGACAGTTGAACACACGCCCGCCTGTCCAGCTCCGGCTGCTCCAGGCCTGCGCGCGTCGGTTGGCAATGGGCGGGGAATTGGTAATTTTTGGGAGGGTAGTGTATAGTATACAAA